TATTAAACAGACATTTATATACATTCTTTTCTGAATTCATTACATAAAACGCAGGGTCATCTTTTAGCATATCAATACTGCTATCATATGCAACATATTTTGTGCCTGATGTCCATTCGTTTTTCTTCAGCATCAAAAGAACTTCGGATGAGGTAATTCTCTTAGATGCAATCATCCGATTCCACACATCATAATGAGATTCTGTGCTGTCAACAAAATCGTCTGGCGACTCATCTCCACCTATCCATTCGATTGGTCTGGCAATAAATAAGTACATACTGTCATCAGAGTTTGGTGCAAATGAATTGACCAAACTATCAGCAATAAATGTTTTGAATATTTGTTTTATATCAGCCATAAGTTATTTATCTCTCGATACCAAATAAAAAGTCCTCTAGTTGTATATAGTTGAACTCATTACTGCCAGAAGTTGTTTTATCGTTTTTTATTGTTTCATATATGTGAAAGTCACTTCCACTAGAAATTCCGTGAAGTACGCCGGTTGTTCCGCCAATTACAGGAAGATTACTAATCTGAAACAAACCACTCAACACATCAATAGTCAATATATTATGGTCGCCGTGACTGTTTATCGAAGTTATTTTTCCAATAGCATCCTGTGTATATGGTGTTTCTTGATGTACATATTCACCAACAACGAGAGGCATAGAAATAATCGCATTAGAAATATTAACATTCCATAAATTTGTTGGTCTTGAGAACGGCATTGCAGTAATTCCACGACTTGCAGGGTGTGGATATATAATCCAATGGTCGCCCATTGTTGCACCAGTTACACCACCATCCACAACATTAAACTGCTCACCCTGCATAATATCTAAATCATATACATCGTGGGTTATATCGCCTTCGTGTATATCATCAGTCCCTGCTTCGTGTGTCGCCCCACCAAGAGGTCCCGATGCACCATAAGTATGTGGACTGGCGCCAATTTCGCTTACATAGGTGTTTCCGTCTGCTCCACTCCATCCATATCCATTGGGATATAAATCTGTACCACCAGAACCATCTTCGCCATTCGCCCTAAGATTCCTAATGGTGTGAAAATTAAATGGTGTATAGTGTCCGACTAGAGGAGTTTCGTATTTTCTTATTTCGTCCGTTCTTTCAACAACCGCCGACCTAATTTCTCTCATCAATGCATCAGCGAACATCTTTGTTCCTGCGGGATGAATCAATTTTTTCATCAAATCCGAATAATCATCTAAACTCTTTGATGATTTGATTACATAAGAAAAATCTTGGTAGTAAAAGTTGTCCTGTAATTTTTTATTTGAACTCAACAGCCCATTATTGTTTGCATAATATCCAATTCGTGAATCTAATGCAACACCACCAGATGTGGTCAATGATGCACCTGTACCACCATTAGAATTTGCTGTCAGTACAATTGTGTCGCTCTCTCGGTAATTGATACCACTGTTTGTAAACTTAGCAGTTTTAATTACACCGTTCTTATCTACTGCTTCAATCCTCGCATCTGCATCTGCACCCATACCACCTGATATGGTTATTGTGTCTTCTGTTGAATACCCAGAACCCCCATCAAGAACGGCAATCACTCCTAATGTTGGATAAACATATTCATATATTACTGTTCCATCTATAAGTTTACATTCAATTAATCTCTCTGCATAGAAAGTTCCAAACACATTAGACATCTCTAATTCAACAACCTTATATCCATCCTTTTCATATACTAAAATACCTTCAACAAATCCATAAGATTCTACTTCATTTGTCGTTTGATTTCGTTGCTGAATTTGTCGTCCGACTATTGAGAAAATATTATCAAGGTCATTGGTGCGTGTAACTTTTAGAATTGTTGGTTCTCGCCACTTACCGTCTGATGCTTTCAGCATATCCTTTTTTGGATAATACATTATAGGGTTTTCACCAAACAAAATTCGGAATAATAATTTATACGATGGCTCCGTTCCCTTTGCTAGATAGAAATCTTTGATGCTCTTAATTAGTTTTCGTAGGTCTACTCCACTCCCAAATGTTGCAGGGAAATTGTTTAGAAATTGGTCTGTAAAAATTTCTACAAATTCATCGGGTGTTGTGTCGATGTCTGCTGTGTTCGGTAGGTTAAATGCCTCATATTTTGGGTTACCACCATTTAATGATTCTGACCATTTTACATATTCTTCAATAAAATCAACAAAACTACTGTGGTCTATAGCAACAAATTCAGGTACTTGGTCTTCAATAAAAATAGATATTGGAGTATACCTTTCAGCATCAATCTCGTTCTCGTCAATAATTACTATTATTTCTATTTCATCTTGACCTAAATGTAGTGGTAATAACATCTATTATCCTGTTACTGCGTTCATTGTGATGTTGATTGCTGATGAATCGTTATTGTTGATAATTAGAATCTTATTTCTGATGCTGTCAATGTCTTTGTCCTTCGGTATAAGTTTGATACGCAAGAAAGTGTCATCAATCAAAGAATTGATTTTGATATTGTTGAGGTTTACTGTTCCTGTATCATAATCAACAACACCAACATTTTCTTTCAAGAGTGTTTGAGTAGCACCGACTGTATAGTATGCATTGATTTTTCCGTATCCATCATCTTTGAGGTATGCGGTTTGTTCTACATTGTTGACATCAGTATATTTGAAATTGCTCGTTGATACCACAAAAATATATCCATCATATGGATGAAACAACGCATTACCAAACTTGATTTCATAACTTGATGTCTGGTTGATGTTTGGATACAACTGATGTTCCATCGTAAGGGATGTTTCGTTACTCAATACTGATGCATCCGTGTCATCTATATATTTGACGAACTTAGAATACTTCATACCTTTGTCAAATTTTTCCAAGTTCACATCACCGTATCTGGCTATTTTTGAGTTGACCAAAACCTTCAACGCTTCTTCTGATATTGATGATGTTCGTGGATTGTAATTAATTGTTGTGTCAACAATTAAGTAAATGTAATCTGGGTCTACAATTTTTGCATCGATTGCAACAATGTTCTTTTGATTCATTAGAGATTTTGCAATACTATCTTTGGTTTCTTCTGTTACAATTGTACCAGATATAGGCTTGAACGCAATGAAAACTCTACCATATTCTGGTGGGTCATTTTCTTCCCCGCCCCACACATTGATAGATTCAACATCGGGATAATCTTTTGCTAGAATTGATTTATAATCTTCTGCCGTTACTGCACGGTCTTGTGCTTGATAAAAAGCCGGCGCATACTGTCTTACAGATGCTACACTTTCCCTGCTTGCTCCGCCCGATGCAGGAGAAGAAACAGAAACATCGTTATTTGACCCATAACTAAATGCTCTACTTCCAGATGCATCAGTGTTTCCGATTCCGTTTGCATCAATACCCTTTGTAGAAAGATATTGAACTATGATTAGATTACCATCGGCTAATTTCTTTCCAACCACATCATCACCAAAGTATATTTCAAATTTTCCACCTTCTATTTCCTGCAAGAAATATACTTTAGATGTTGCAAGAACATCATTGATGTCCGTTGCATATTCCCAATTATCGGTATATCCGCTTGAATCTGATGCAGAGGTTTGTATACGCAAAGAAATTGTGCTTGTGTCTATCTTTTCATCGGGAATAATGAATTGTTGGTCTGTATCGTTTTCGCTATACACAAAGGTTGTACTCACCAATCGACCTTCTCTAATTTTCAATCCAGAAACATTTGGTGTTATTGTTGGGTCAATTGTACCTACCGATAAGTTTGTGAATGTATAGGATACTCCATCTTTTGTTCCTGTGAAATTGCTACCAATCGGAATGATGTCCCCTACAGTCATCCCCGCAGTGCTACCATATGTAATGTCGATAGTAGCACTAGGAGAAGTTTCGGAAGTCGGTGTATATCCTAAATGTTTTGCAATAGAAACTACAGAATCTCTTTTCACTGCACTATCAAGAAACATCTCATTGACAATCATATTGTTATAAAATCCTTGGTAATGACTGTTGTATGCAAGGATATCTAATAGGATAGACATACCCGAACCATCAAAGTTAAAATCTTTGAATTTGTCTTGACCTTGTAGATATGTTTTTAGATTTGATTTAATATCCTCAAATTCTAACCCATTTACCGATAAATTTGTATTGTTTATTTCTGACATCTATCTTAACCTTTCAAGCATAATACCAACAACGGCTTGCTCGTTTGTGTTTATTACCTTAAAGTATATATGCACCCCAAATCCATTTTTCTCGTCATCTGCAATTACTTCTACATTTAATAATACTGCTCTGGGTTCGTGTTGATTGATAACATCAATAATGTTTTGTCTGATACCAAATGCAGTAATTGGCGATAATGGTTCAAATAGCATCTCACGAATACCACTTTGAAGAAACGGCTGGAACGGCCGTTCATATTTGGATGTCAACACAAGATTTCTTACAGACCGCTTCACTGCTTCTAGGTCTATTTTTGTAGTAATATCACCAGTGGTCGGATGAGCAATGAAATCTAAATCTATGTCTTCGTATTTATTTTCTGCCATTTTATCTTCCCATCGCCAATTGCGATTCTATATATCTTGCATATTCTGGAATTTCTTTAATCACCACATCATCATCTATTTTTTCTATGTCGTCCCAATTACACCATTCACACATCAAACACCCGATGACTAAAACTTTTCTCGCATCCTTGATTGGATATATCGAATAGAACAGTGTGTGGTTTGATTCGAGATGCCTCTTGAAGTGACAATCTGGTAAATCTCCTGTGAGCCGAACCTGTGAGTTGTCTTTAGAAAGCAAATCAAGTAACTCAATAAAAGTGGAAGTCAGAACATTTTGTCTTGCTGATTCTGTTTCTGATGTTCCTACCACACAAGATTCGTGAGTCAATGAAAACTTTTTCATCGATGTTCCGTCTAGGAATTCACCGCCATTATGAAACTGCAAAAGTAATGAACGGTCTGAGTGAATTTTTGTTCTGATTTCTGTCAAGTATTCGTGAACTCTTGAATGTACATTCCTGTAATTAGGTGAGTTTGGTGCAAAGAGTTTATTTCTTTTCTTTTTCCTAAACCCACGGATGACAGGAAGGGACATAAAAACGCCCACTCCAACGGCAGCGACAGCCATTCCTATTTCCATCCACGAACCCATAATATCTACATCTAATATATTATTGTCTATTGTTCCCAATATTAATTGTGTGACCATAATTTGCTTTCTTTATTCTGTGATAATATTATATGAATTGTTATAAGTGTTTGTACTTATATTTATAATTTATTTAGTCCTGCCTTAACAGCATCTGTAGCAATATTGTCAAGTAATGTATTTCCGAAGCAAGAATCTTTACCCATTCCCATTACGCTCATACCTAGTCCGAACTTTGTTACGGTGTTTAGTGCTTTTGATAAGTGAAGGTTGTCTGCATCAATGCTACCCGAAAGGTCGGCTGTAAGAGTTCCAATATCTGATATGATATTATCAATATCTATCTGGTCTTCTAAAGAATCAAAATCCATACTGCTTATTGCAGACAACTTTGATGATATGTCGCCCATCATATCTTGACCAGAACCCAACACACTAGAAAACATTTGAGAATAATTATCTTCTATCATATCTCCAGTTTTCATTGTTTCCTTAATCATATTGTATGAACTAGCAATACCTTGCAGTCCCTGAAACCCAAACAAACTCCCATCATTAGATAAATCCACACCACTTAATCTGTTTGTGTGTTTTTGAAATCCTGCTAGAAGACCATCAGACCCTTGCAATATTGCAATACTCTCGGTGAGCGTATCGATATCCAAGTCACCAGAATAATTTTCCAATACTGATGATATAGAATCTACTAGGTCAGAACTTTCAGATATTTTTTCACCAATCGGATTCTTGAATGCACCCTCATCCATTACCGTAGAGATTAAATCTTTTTGTTCTTGTGATAACGAAACACTAGGTACTCCGCAATTTGTTGAAAATGTTGTATGTGGGTATGTCATATATTAATTATCCTGCGAATACATTTCCTGAACCAGTTGCACTATGTCCACAACTGGCTGAATCTCCTTGTCTACAAGTACCTATTCCGCTACAAAATACTGTACCAGATGAAACTACCATAGTCGGACCTGCGTGTGTACCAGTACCGTGTCCTGCAACCGAATCATTTAGAACTGATGCGGGGAGTCCATTTACGAATACAGTAGAGTTACCCATTCCCAAAATGAGTCCACCTGCTGTGTCTTGAAATACTCTTGCTATGCCCGGCATATTATGAAGTTCTCCTAATTGTCAATTCTAATATACAATTTGTTAGAGTTGTAACAGAATCAATTTCAAATTCTATAATCTCACCCGCATCAAATTGGTATTTAGTCCATTTTGCAGAAATGCTTCCCCCAGCCATTCCAGATTCTCCTGTATAACCAGTGGCATCAATTCTGGGTCTTGCCGAACCGGCAATTGAATTTGCTGTCATTGTTGGGAAGTTTGCATAGGTACAATAATTTATTCCCCATTCAATTGCACCACTATCTGTTGAGGTTACTCTCCAATCAACAATATCACAAG